AAAATAAATATTGCAGTTAATCGTATGAATATGTCTTTAAAATATTTTTTACTATATTTGATACTTCATATAGCAAAAATTTGATTAGAGTTTTAAGAAGCCCCATTCCTAACGATGGGGTTTTTTATGTTTTTATAGCCCGCTAAGATTATACAAGTCCACTCTAATAAAGTGGGCTTTTTGCATTAAAAAACCCCTATGCTTCCAATACGGAACAACTACAAAAAATCATTTACGTTTTATTCTTAAATAAAAATAATTGTATATTTACGTATAATTACCTGATTTACTTATGAATTGTAAGTGTAAATGCAAGAACTGTAATAGATTTTTAGGTTATATAAAAACGGGGGACATCCTTTGCAAATGCGGTCACTACAACATAATTCGTGAGTGGGAAATAACTAAAATTGTGATAAAGGTGTTATATAACGATAAAAAACCAATGGCGGATGTCCCAAGGTCAACATAGGCTGGCTTTCTAAATTAAACCCTTTCGGGGGGCGTAAATTTAAAGTTATTCGAGATAGATCGGGTAAGTTTTCTTATTGGTTGGACGGAAACGAGAGCCTTTTAGATAAGGACTACTTAACTTTATCAATAACAAACATAGCTTTACTTACTACTTTTGATATAACCTCTTCTATGGTTAGTCGTGGTAGGCCAATAGTAACCGACTTATCCGGTAAAGAAATAGATAACGACATTTTTGTTCAAAAGATGTCAAACCCCAACTTCTTTCAATCACAACAGGATTACATATATCAACACCAATGGTTCAAGATGCTTGGCAATAATGTTGTTAGGGTCATTAAAAATAGGTCCAATGGTTCGGCAAGGGATATAAACAACGTAAAATCGTTCAATAACCTTGTTCCTTCTTGCATTAATTGGAAGGAGGTAAACAAGATCGATAAAATGATTATCTCAAAAGGCGATTACCAAGACCTTTTAAAAAAGGAGATAGAATACAAGGTGGGGGATGAGGATTACGATATTCCCGTTTCTGATTTGGTTTTCTTCTACGACATAGCCAACGGAATGGTAAACAATTCGGTTTTTAAATCACCTAGCAGGATAGCTGCATTAGAGCCAGCATTAAAGAATATACAGCTTGCACAGCGTTCTATGAACATTAACCTACAATGGGCACATAAATTCATAGCGAGCAACGAGAGTTCTGAAATGAACGTAGCCCAGGACTTAAGCCCGGAAGAAAGACATCGTATAGAAGAAACTATATTCCAAAAGAATTTGATAGCCGCAAATGCAAAGATAAATATTGAGTCTTTGGCACCCGATTTTAGAAAGCTACAGTATGACCAAGGCATTGCGGCCAATTGTACAAGGGTAGCCACCGAATACGGTGTAAATAGGGATGTTTTAAACTGGTATTTAGAAGGTTCTAGTACTTATGATAATAGGGAAAACGGAATTTTGCAATGGGTACAGAACACTATACAACAACAAGCGGATGATTGGGGCAACACATGGACCAATCATTTCGGGTATTTAGAGCAAGGCAAAAAGATAGCACTTAGCTTCAATCACTTACCCATAATGCGCTTGGTTGAAAAGATGATTCGGGAAGCTAAAAGAGAGCAGGCCGACATTGTAAAATTATTGACGGATGCGGGGGCAACCTTGGAGAGCGCTGCGGAGTTCGCAGAAATAGAAAATTTAATACCCAGTGGAGAAACAACGCAACAAAAACTTAGAAAAATCCAGTAAGGATTTACTAGCTGTATTGAAAAGAAAATCAAGTGAACTTGATAGCAACGACCCTAAGAAAGCTGCAATCGATGAAAAGATAAAGGCATTGGAAGGTAAAAAAGATGTATTGAAATGATTTACTGTAAAGAATTAGACCAGAGTTTCCTTTCAAAAAAGGAAATGTTTGACGCCCTTAAAAAGAACTTAGGGGAAATTATAGATTTCAAGAAATCCAGTATACAGAAGTCAACCGAAAAAGGTTCGGGAGTCAAGGCTAGGTTTATTTCTGAAAAGATTATTTCCGAATTGGGCAAGGCAATAACCATTGATAGTGATTATTACTACATAGCCGTAAATACTACTAACATACTTGATAGTCACCGTGATTTGCACGTAAAGGGTATTTGGGATAAAACGGTAAAGGAGCAACAGGGCCAAAACTATTTGGTATTGGACCATGATTTGAGCATTACAAGTGTGGTTGTCCGGAAGAACAATTTAGAAATGTTGATTGCTGACATCCCTTTTTCAATGGTAGGGCAATCCTACGAGGGAAACACACAAGCACTGATATATAAGTTCAAGAAAACTGATGTAGTGCACCCAATGGCCGCAGAATGGCTTTTAAGTGGTGAAGATATAGAGGCCAGTGTACGGATGCAGTACGTTAAAATATTGTTTGCCCTTGATAGCAAGGACGATGAAGATCAAGAATTCAAGGCAAATTTTGATAAGTACTATCCACAGATAGCAAATAAGGAAGATTTTGAAGAGCTAGAATACTATTGGGTAGTATTGGAGGCTAAGAACGTTAGAGAAAGTAGTTTGGTTCTGGCTGGCAGCAATTTTGCTACCGGACCCATCAAAGATAATCCAGCCGCGAAAGCACTGGCACAAAAAGAGGAAGCCGCGAAAGCACTTCTACAGTCACAAATTGATTATTATTTAAAAAACTAAAAAAATGACTTTTAAAGAATTTTTAGAAAGCAAAGGTATTTCCGAAGAAGATTTTGGGAAAAAGACGCCTGCTGAAATGGCAGAGTTACATACTGAGTTCCAACAAAAAGCACTTGACGATTTATCTGAACTAGCAAAAGGAAAAGCTAGCCCTAAAGATGTTTCTAAAGCTATTGATGAATTAAAGAAAACTTTAACCGATAACATAGATGAAACTGTAAAAGGTTTTGTTAAATCGGATGAGGTAAAAGGGCTTAAAGATACGCTTAAAGCGCTTAAGCAAAGTTTAGAAGATGCAGAAAGCGAAATTACTTCCATTAAGGAAACGGGTAAAGGTTCTAAGGAAGAATCCGACCTTGCCAAGACCTTAAAAGAAAATAGGGAGAAGATCGATGAATTGCTTAAGACTGGTGACAAAAAGGAAATGAATGTGACGGTAAAGGCCGCTACATTAACAACCTCTATCACAGATAACACCCGATCTATGGTAATTCCTGGAATCGGTCAATTGCCTTATCGTAAGATGGCTATCCGTGACGTTTTTCCCGTTCAAACTTTAGGACCGGACAATAGTGGAGCGGTTACTTATACGGATTGGGATGAAGCTACCAGTGCTCGTGCTGCTTCCATGATTGCGGAAGGTGCTGTATTTCCAGAGTCCAATGCTAGATGGATCGAGAAAACTGTCAAACTTAAAAAGGTGGGTGACACTATCCCTATTTCCGAAGAGTTTGCTTATGATGAAGCTAGAATGATCGGTGAGGTTGAACGATTCTTACAAATCAACGTTGCTTTAGAGGAAGAATCTCAATTGTATTCCGGTGATGGTCTTGCCGCAAACCTTGAAGGTGTTGTAACAGCTGCTGTTGATTACGTTCCTGTAGCTTCTGGCTTACAAGATGCTAATATTGGTGACTTGGTGTTAAAGGTTTCAGAAGATTTGGCAAGAGGAAAAAAATCAAAGTACAGTGCGAACTTTGTTATTATGAACCTTAAGACCATCAATGATATTTGGACGAAGAAAGATGCGGATAATAACTACATCGAAACGCCATTTATGACTCTTACAGATGGAAGCATCAATATCGCGGGCCTACAAGTTATTGAAAGTAATTTGGTTCCGGATAATGAAATGGTAGTAGGCGATTCTCGTTACGGTACTATTTACGAAGGTGATTCCTATACCCTTACTGTTGGTCATGTAGACGCACAATTTGGGGAAGATATGTCTACGTTAAAAGCCCGTAAAAGAATGTTATTGTTGATCCGTGATTCTGACAAGCAAGGATTCAGACACGTTACCAATATAACAACGGCCTTAGCAACTTTAGCAACCGCTGTATAATGGAGGTTGAGTTGTTAGAAGATATAGGTTCTTTAAAAAAAGGTGACATCGCTTATTTTTCATTGCCCGTTGTTTGCGGGTTGATTAAAGATAAGATGGCAAAAGTACCGGAACCTAAGAAGCCAAAAACAAAAGCAACATCAAATAAAAATAAGGTCACTGAAATCAGAAAAGAATAAACCCAAAAGAATGAGA